GCGTCTTATTCGACCCACCATTTAAGGCTTCTATAAACAATGCCTCTGTAGCCGATGTGCCGATAGATAGTGATGTATCTGCGTTATTATTATCATCGTATACAGTGACATCACCAGCCGTTACTACAAGCGATGCTGTACCTGCACTTAGCGTAAGGTTGTTGTTGCCACTCGTATCAATAGAGGTGGCACCGTCAAACGACAATGTAGTAGCATCGGACGCTATGGTTCCGGCATCCAAACTCAGCGTAGCACTACCGGCATCTATCGTTATTGCGTTGTTGCCGGAACTGTCTATTGTGGCGGCACCATTGAAACTCAGCGTGTCACCGCCTATATCTACGTTGCCCTCAAAATCAAGTGACCAGGATGCGGTTGTAGCATGTGGGGTAATGGTTAGACCTGTGACAAATGTTCCGGCACTTGCTATATCGTTACCGAAGGTCAGTATTCCACCATTAGCTGCATTAATTTTCCAATCGTCACCAGCATCAGCACTGGCATCAGCAGACAACACAATCGCTACAGGTGCATCATCTACACTGGCCTGTATCAGTAGGGCATCAGCACCAGCCTCATCGTATTCTATTTTAATGTCATCATTAGAACCGAAAATGATCTCTTTTGAATCGGCCATCGTGATCGAGTTTGCACCGCTGACGTTGATGCTATCGTCTACGATCAAACCACTGTTTTGGCCTGTTTTGCCACCAGTGCCATCAAAACGAACTAAAGCGTTGTCGGTAGATGAACCAGGCCCACTAAAGTCACCAGAGGATATAGCACTGCCAGCTATGGTATATGCCTTACCGGACGCAAGATCAATTCCACCATCATCAATGGTTGCAATCTCAACCTCGTCTATGTACCAAGTGACTTTACCGTGATCGCCAGTTCCAGAGGCCGTCTTGGTTGTAAACCGCAACTCTTCTAAAGTCTTATTTGAGCCACCGTTAAGAGCCTGTACAAACAGAGCTTCCGTAGCACTCGTTCCTATGGCTAAACTGGTATCCGCATTGTTGTTATCATCATAGATGGTTACGTCACCAGCAGTAACGCCCAACGTAGCTGTTCCGGCAGAAAGGGTAAGATTGTTATTACCACTGGTGTCAATGGTAGCCGCACCGTTAAAGCTCAATGTATCGCCACCTATATCGACATCACCTTCAAAATCTAATGACCATGATGCAGTGGTGGCGTGGGGTGTCAACGTCAAACCCGTTACGTACGTGCCAGCAGACGCTATATCGTTTCCAAATGTAAGCGCACCGCCATCGGCTACCCCGACCTTCCATTCATCACCAGCGTCATCGCCTTGATCCGCTTTTAACACTATGGCTAAAGCGGCACCTTCTACCGCAGCAGCAATCTCCAACGCATCGTTAGTCGTTTCATCGTATTGGATGGTTACGTCATCGTTTGTGCCTAAAGAGAGAGCCTTATTGTCTGCTAATTTTAACGTGCCGGATAACGATAGGTTGTTGATCTGGTTACTTGCAGACGTATCGTCGAGGTCACGGCTTGAATCCACAACCAACGCTTTTGAGGCCGTGATCTGCCCGGCGCTAACCCCTAGATTCGTAGCGTCAAGGCCTCCATTGATCGCTGACGATGTAAGAAGGTTATCGAACTCGTTATTGAGTTGCGCAGCGGTTAAAACCGCACCGCTTGAAAATGTATGTACCCTTGATACAGAACCCATTATATCCTCAAACTGTTAAATTGGTTGTTCATATCAAAATGCCTTTATGCGATTTAATCTTTCCTGACTTGCATCTCCTTGAAAACGCCTAACCCGGTCTTTCGCATCTCTTTCCATTTGCGTTATTCTTTCGTTTTCTTCCAATCTTTTCAGAGCAGCAGATTCACTGTCATCCAATGGGCGATTCTGACCAACATTCCTCAAATCAACTAAAAGATTATTTTTCCGATACTTGTTATCTGTTTCGCTTTCAAGCTGTCTACGCATGTGTTCCATTGCACCCTCTGTAGACTCAACAAAACGGCCACCAAGTACAAGATCTTTTAATGCTTGGCGCTTTCCTTTAGGCAACTGACGTAACTCTTCATTTACCGAAAAGTAGTCGTCAAAATATTGCTCTACTTGGGCTAAATCTACTTTGTCACGACTTACTCCAAGATCTCTTGCAACAATAGTCTTCATACGTTCGTATTCTTCCGGAACAGCTTTTTTGTAGTAGGCCACAATGTCTTTACTGCCCTCTTTCCAATACTGCCAGTTATCTTGCCAAAACTTTTGCCCCTCTGGACTAAATGCGCGTATAAGAATTTGTGAACCGTATTTAGGTGAAAACATTGTGAGCGCAGGTAAGAATTCTACAGCCGCAATACCCATTGCCAACGGGTGCGCTAAACCGCCACCAACTTCTCTTGCCATACCACCGATTTGACCTTTGGGTGACAAACCACCGGCAAGATTTGCCCTTAAACTATAACCAATCAGTTCAGCTAATAAGGTTGGATTATCAGTAAGTTCTGCTAAATCTTTAAATGTTTCTAACGGAAACCCGGAAGGATCATCAAACATAGTTGAAAGAGTTCTTAATATTACTTTATCATCAACTGCTTGTTTGCTGAACTCCTGATACACCTTGTTGCCATCCGAATCAAAAACCGTGTCAAACTCATCGGTTACCTCTACAAACCTTTTACTTTCCGGATCGACCAACCTTAAATCCTCTTTTAAGCGATCCATAAAAGTTACAAAGTCAAAATGCTGTCTCATTGCCGCACTGTATTGAGCCGGATTAACCCCAACAAACTCGCCAAACAACTGCACATCAAAATCTTTTAATACTGAACTGGGTATATACCGCCATTCGTTAACATTTTCATTTAACCATTTTTCAACGCCTTCTTCTCGCAGTTTTGCAAGTTTGGCGTTCATTAATTCCGGATTATCGGCTACTTCGCCAATGTAATCTCTTGTAACCTGATAGATTTGATCTAAGACCTTTAACGCATTCTGGTTTGGCGGCTGTTTGCCATATCTTGCATCACCAACCATTTGCTTGAAATCATCAAGCTGCTTGAGCGTTATGTTTGCATCAGCCTCGTCAAAGGTTTGGAAAATAGAATCCAGCACTTGTCGTATTTGTGTTTGACCGGTTTCTCCGAAAAAAGGACTGAAGTCATAAGTAATATTACCCAGCGCATCTTGTTGAGTTGGTATTATACGCTGTAGTTTTGCTTTAAAATCACGTATCGGAACAGCGACTATCTCCATGCGTAGCGGTTCACGTAAGTTATTCTGTATTTCTTTTTGACGGGCAGTATATGTTTTAACCGCATTATTGAGTTTTGTCATCAACCTTCTACCCACAACCGCATTACCAGAAATTTTACGGCCAGCTACCGTCACATCTTCTTGACGTATAGCATCAAGCATAACCTGAGAACCGCGACGATCCAGTTCATCCAGCACGGTTGGGTCCATTGCTACCTCAAACATTTCATGCACCATCCGGTCACCTACATTCCACGTAAAACCGAATATATTTTCCAGTAAACCTCGACCAAAACCTGGCGGATTAATTTCCTGACCAAATGTTTCTCGCGCCTGTTCTTGAGTCTTTTCTTTGCCTTTGTTGTAAAACTCACGTATCAGCATAGAAGGCGATTTCTTTTTGTCTTTTATTGTTTGTCGCCATGTGCGGAGCTTCTCAGCCATTGGTGAGTTTTCGACAATGTTATTAAAAACTTCAAACGATGCCTTACCAAAATCTAATGCCGGATCAAACACTGCTTTTTTAGCTTTCTTTGCACCATACTTACTTGCTTTCCAACCCCAATTCAAACCTTGTTTTGTAACTGCACCTGGCACTCTCATTAAGACATTAGCCGGATCATAACGATCTATGGTAGCTCCTACACTTCCGGAGTAATCTGAAACCTGATCCAAAATGTTGCCTATTCTTGCCCTTGTGGAACCAGGAAAGTTTATTTTTACATCACCGCCAAAGCCCGGAAATTTACCCGGCCCAACAACACCCTCTGAACCACCCAAATTTGGATCAGGCTGATTTCCTTCACGGAATGGCCTACGACCTACAACATTACCCTCCGCATCAAACACATCTTCCATTGTCTCTTTAGGTTTTCTGCTGAAAAAACCTTTACCGGGTGGCTTGGGTGCCTTTGATATACCTTTAGGTGAAATAGCGGCTTTAGTCAGACGAGCCAACAAACCGGGCGTTTTTGCAGCAGTGGATGCACCAAACGCTACGTTGCTGGCCGCATCTAACGGACGCTCCATGATAGAGCGTGGCGACAACGACTCCGAAAGCCCTTCTTTCATTTGTTCGTAGACCAACCGGTTAGTAGGGTTTATTGGTTTATCTGTAACCATAGACTCTGCCATACCTAATCCGGCTCGACCTAAAGTTGTCGCACTTTCTATTGGGTTAAGTGCAGCAGTAGCCATATCGCCCGCCATATGATATGCGCTATACGGTAGATTACCCACCGTCTTTAATACGCTGACACCCGGTCTTTCAGTCCAATCGCCTTCGACGTATGGAAAATGTGGCGTATCGGCTGATCGAAACTCACGTATTTGTATTGGACGAGTGCCGTCTATCCGTGATTCGTAAAAATCAAAACCTACTCTTTCAGAAGGCGTATTTAGCAGGTTTAAATTGCCTCTGTTTCTTGATTTTACATAATCGCCAGCTTCAACAAGCGTCTTAAAACTGCCTGGTTCTTGTTCAGCCATTATTTATCCATCCTTACTTTACTTACCATAATTTTTACCAAACTCTTCAGCACTCTGATTGTCTTTTTTATCTTTACTGCCGGTTGTGTTGCTCGTAGTTCGCGTTGGACGCGCCAGCCTTCTACTGAAATAGTTTTCAATATTTGTAAGTTCTCGCGTTGGTAGATTCTGACTTCTGTTTATTTCTAAGAAATCTGATAGTTGTGCATTCATGGTTTCAAGAGATTTATCGTAATACTCATCTGCTACCTGTTCCATGTTCTTGATAACGTCACTTGATAAGACAAAACCAGTACCCAAGCCACGTTGAATCCAGGCTTGTATTTGATTTCTTATACCTTGAGCGAACGCTTGCATTTGGAGATCGCCCTCACGCACCGTTGCCGGGTCAAACATTTGTTGATACATGTTGAATACAGCGTTTGCACTGGCAGACGAAGGATTGGTAGACCATGTTTGCATTGCAGCCTTCAATCCACCGTAAACCGATGCTAAACCACGCTCTGGACTGAAGAAATGTTTGTTATCTTTGACAAACTTGTCTGTTCGTTCCTGAAAACGCAGGTACTCATCATTATCGTATTCGGTCAATTCTTTTGCGTGTTTCTCTGCTTCCATTGTAAGACGTTCATGCGCGTGTTCGATTTGCAAGGCGGCAATTTCTCTACCTTGCCCTGTCGTTAACAGCCTATCTTCTCCAAGCCTTTCGGCAAGGTCAATTCGACGTTTCTCCAGTTCAGCCCGTCTATTCTCTATCTCTTTATCAAATTTTTCTTTTTCTCTATTAAATTCTAACTGTCGTTCTTTATAATCTCTTTCAAATTCATCCATAAGAATAGTTTGACCAAACTGATCGTATTGCAATGCCATCCGGTTTTTCAAATTCTCCATTTGTGCTACAGTGTACTTATTTTTAAAAGCGTCACGCGCCAACCTTCTGGCATCTGCTTTTATTTTTCTTTCCAGGTCAGCTTGCTTTCTTTCTGCATCAGTTTCTTTAACATCTTGTATACCTTTTTGCTTTAAAGCCTCTAAACCGGTTTCACCGGCTACAGAAAGTCCTTGCCCGATACGACCTAATAGTCCAATGTCCGGAGTTTCGCTTTGTACTTGTGGCCGTGTCTTGCCACCGGTTAACGCACTGATAAGGTTAGCTCGACCCGTAGCCTCTCTAACTCTTCTGTCTTCCTTGCGTTGTCCTCGACCTTGACCAATAGCGGCTAACAGACTACCAATCGACTTAGTTCCGGCGAGTGCCATTTCGGGGTTATCTTTTATTGCTTTACCAATACGAGCCAGCATAGAGGTGCTTTCTGGCGCTGACTCTTCTTCAACACTTACTGTTGGTTTTGCAGATGGGGTTGGTGCAGAAACAGATGGTTCCGTATCAGCAAAAATACCTTCATACTCAGAATCCAAACCCAATGCCGTTGGCGATACTTCAGGTTCTTCTCTTGGTGGCAAATTGATTTCGGCTGGTTGCGGTCGTAGCTGAGGTTGACCATCTGCAAATTTAACATCATCTGTTTCCCACATTGACAGCTTTGGTCGCCTATCTGGCTTTGCATCAACAAGACTTGTTGTTTCATCAACAGGATCTGTTATCTCATTATTTGTATTTTGTTGTCGTAATTTCCGATCTTGAGATATACGTTCGGTCATTTTTGTGGGTGGAATCTGATCCATACTGTTTCTTACTGAGGCTGGTATGCTAACATTAGGATCATCACGATAGGAATCTTCTGTAAGACGCTTAGGAATAGGATCTGTTTGGCCATACTTAAGATCAAAATAACTTTTAGGTGATTTACCCCAAGCATCCAATGCTTTGTTATTGTATATTTTGCGTTCTTCTGGAGTCATCTTAGCCAACTCTTCAGAAGAGAGAAAGGTAAACTGATCGTCTGTTGGAGTTTCCTCAGCCACCTGTTGTGCAATACCAGGCTGTGATCCTTGTTCCAAAATACGCGCCGTTAATTGGTCGTCAGTTTGGCCCGTAATCGTATCTTTTAAATCTCCTCCGGCTCCAGCAGCGCGTAATCTGTCTTGGCGGTATTGTATGCGTTCTGCTTGAGTCATCTTAGCCAACTCTTCAGCAGGTATAAATTTAGGCATTTGCATATCGGGCGTTTTTTCGTCCAACGCTACCGAACCTTGTCTTGGGCCTACAAACTCAGGCTCAATCATTCTTTGTAAAAGTTCATCATCAGCTTGAGGGGCAACACCCTGACCGTTTTGCATTGCTTCGACTCTGGTAGCATCAGGATCAGCAGTTGCCCTTCGGTTTGTTGGAATATTAACCTCACCCCTATTAAACTCAGAACTTGTATCAACAGGAGAATCTGAACTAATAAGTTTTTTTAATAGCTCATCTGCATACAGTTTGAAATCTTCTATTTTTTTACGGGTTTCCGGATGTAATTCAAAAGGTGAAAAATTTGTTCCTGACGTATCAGTGCCTGTAGGAGAAACAAAATCTTTTATAGGGTTAATTACACTATCTAATTTCTTTTGAAGACCAGGAGAAAGATCAAAAGGGCCGAGCTTTGGATCTTCTGAAACAAACCCTTTTTGCTCTCTTAATGCCTTGATGGATTCCTCTCTTTTACGCGCTTCAAACTCTTCGTCCGTTTCGCCCGGCATTCTTGTAATTGGTGGCATACTGCCTAATAATTCACTCATACTGAACCTAACGGTTTTATGCCGAATTTGGATTCAGCTATTTGTTCAAGCAGTTTGCGCGTCATTGGATCGCTTGCTAATGTTTGCCCAATGCCCGGTTGCGATGCCTGTTGTGGTGTTGTAGGCTGGGCTTGCGGATTAAAAGCCTGTATCAGCTTATCTTGCTTTGCCTGTTCTTCCATGCGTTGCTGATCGCGTTTAGCTTGACGGTTGCCCAATATTCCTTGCGCTATACTCATTCCAGCCGGTATCGCATACGGTGCTGCTGCTGCTAAAAAACCTGGCATGTTATTCTCCTTATCCTAATTTGTTTCGGGCTTCCATCAGCCGTCTTCTTTCTTGAGGCTGCAACGGCAACCCTTGCTCTTCCTTACGCAATAAGTCTTGTATGTATGGAGAATTATTTGGATCAGATATTTCTCTCATTCTTTCAACAAACTTTTGTCGGTCAGCAGCATATTTTTGTCGACCTTTTTCTGGCATTTCATCAAAAAATTCAATTTGTTTTTGCAATTCTTCAAATTCATCTTTGTTTTCTGGCGATAATGGAAATTCAGGTAACTCAGGTCTTTCTCCGACTCCTAAACGATCTTTAAACGCTTGTCTATTTTCTTCTGAAAACAAATCACCTTCTCCAAGTCGATCAGTAAGACTTTCTAGTAATGGATCAAGTCGCTCATCGTCTATGTCAGCACCAGCCAATATTGCACCTACGGTATCCATATCAGCTTGCCTTCCGGCTAACGTCTGCTGGTCGTCTAACATTCCGGTCAAGCCAGCCTCACGTAACGATTTTTCAAGGGTGTCTTCGCCCTCAAATTGACCCGTCATACCAGCGCGTGTGGCATCACGTCCTAATGCGGCTGTATCCAGTTCGCTACCTAATGCTTTGGCTTGCTGAGTCTCTGTTGTTCCACGCTGATCTCCATAGTCAAACCTTCCTGTCTGACCAGCTTCAGCTACCCTACGCTGTAGGTCTTGCGTGTCTAATCCGCTACGTGTGGTTTCACCTGTTAGTGTTTGTCGGCCATCAACCTCACCAAACAACTGTGACTCTAACTGTTGGTCTGCTCGACCTTCCTGACCTTCTATTGCTCCACGCTGAGTAGTAGACCTACGTATATCTTCTGCACCCGTACGTTCCTGTAGTCCTGTTTGACGTTCGCCTAATCCTAACTGGCCTCGCTGTATATCAGATTGTAGTGTCTGCCTACCATCTACTTCGCCAAAGATGTCTGCTTCCTGGCGTTGAGCTTGTAAGGTTTGTCCATCACCGAATTGTCCTGTTAGTCCGGCATCTGCTCGTTCCTGACCCCTGCGTAACGCATCGAGTTCAGCGTCTTGTCTTCTCGAGGCCATTGTTTCATCGCGTTCAAATATTCCGGTCTGACCGGCTCTGGCAATATCGCGGTTCAATGCTTGCGTTAAGGTGTCTTGTTGTGATCTGTCTTCCTGTAGCCCCATTCCACGTTGACCCAAATCAAATCCTTGTGCATCACGTAAGTCCTGTTGTCTGCGTTGTGCCGCTTGAGCTTCCAATGCTAATCGGTTACGCTCATCGCCTTCACCCATGCGCGTTAAAGCAGCCGCTGTATCACCACCACCTCGCAACACTCCATAGCGACCTAACTGCTCAACCATTGCTTTACGTTGCTCGTTCTGGCGTAGTTGCTGATCGGCTAACTGAGAGGCCAAAATAGGATCATCAGCACCACCGACTCTGCTCATGTATTGTTGCCGTAGTGCATCCTCTAACGTGCCAGGCATCGGTTCAGCTTCGGGCGTTACCACATTTTGTGCAGCAGCCATATCAGCACCGGCCCCTGCAATGTCAGTAGGTATAGTTGGTGCTTGAGCTTCTGCCATTGATGGTTGTTGCGTTTGTACAGGCGCACCACCAAAAGCATCTTCGTACTGCTTATTTATGTCATCGCGCTGATCCGTTACGCCCATGCCTTCTTCATACATCTGGTTTATTTGATCTCGCTGACTTACTGCCGGAGCCATGCCTTCAGTGTATTGCCTGTTTATGTCATCGCGTAATGCAGTGGTAAGGTCATCGCCCTGCACTGTTCCAGCCATGTTTTGCTGAACTTGTGGCGTACCTTGAACGCTACCTGCCATGTTTTGTTGTACTTGCGGTATGCCTTGAACAGCACCTGGCATATTCTGTTGAACTTGCGGAGTGCCTTGAACTGATCCAGGTAGGTTTTGTTGAACCTGTGGCGCACCCTGCACTGTGCCAGCCATATTTTGTTGAACTTGTGGTGTGCCTTGTACACTACCGGGTAAATTTTGCTGAACTGGAACCGCAGGGGCTTGGGCATCAGCCATACTTGGTTGAGCTACCGGCTGTTGCGTTTGACCCATTAATGCAAGACGACGTTGTATTTCAGCGCGGTCTGCTGGCGATCTATTTGGATCTGCAAGCGCTTGATTTAATTCTAATGTTTGCTGTGAAAAATCAAACGACCCAGCAGGGGCTTCCTGACCTCCAAACATTTCCAGTTGTCTGCGTATTTCGTCTTTATTTTGATGCAAAGGATTTTGTAATGCTCTTTGTAAATTTTGTATCTGCGCTTGTTTTTCAGCTTCAGGCATCTGAGCAATCGCCATACTCATATTTGTTGGTTGTGGCTGTTGTGCTTGAGCCATTGACTGCTGTGCCATTGGTTGTTGTTGAGCTTGTGCCATCGTTGGTTGCGGTGCAGATGGAGCTTGCGCTTGAGCCATCGATGGAGCAGGGGGTGGTGGTGGAGGCGGTGGTGGGGGTGGCGTATTCGCACCCTGACCAGCTTGTGGATTTATATTTTGCTGAAAAACATCTGAACCAGTTGGCCGTCCAGTTCCTATAGCACGATCACCATCTTGGTTGTTTGCACCTAATCCACCTCCAGTAGCACCTCCGGCTATGGCAGTAACTAATGGATCTTGGCCTTGTGCTTGTGCCATTGACGGCTGACCATACGTCTGTGGCTGTTGGACACCAGCACCTTGCGCTTGGGCCATAGATGGCTGTTTCTTTTTCTTTTTATTTTGCGCGGCCATTGCCCCTGCGTATGATTCTTGATATGCCATATTATTCTATGCCTGTTTTGCGTTGGCGTACGTTGCCGATAGGCTTGTACTGCAATGACGTACGCCGAATGGTGAATGTTTCATCTGTGTTGTAATTGGAAATACGTAGGCGAGTTCTTGCATCGTAACCAAATAGGTCACTGTCGCTTGTTAGGCCCGATACGTTAGACTCCAATGTTGAAGTATTTAAAACAAACGTGCTGTTTAGTAACGCACCCGTCTGGCCCATCTGAACCGTTTGGAAGTTGCTGACAATACCTGCACTGATCTGAGCTATATCAAGGTCATGCGCCCCTTCGTTATCGTAGAGCAATCGGTTATACAACCAGCGACACTCTATCGCATCACCAAACGGTGCAATAGCAGCCGTTTCAAAGCTACCCCGTATGGCCGACCCATCGTCGTTTGTGCCGGAGTCATGCTTCATAATATGTCCGGCAAAATCTCCGGCCTGTGGTAAGTCATCTATCAACGCTGCACTGTCACGCGAGAACCCGTTATACGGCCCAAACCACGCATTTAATCTTGCAGAGTAAATCACCACACTGTTCATCGTTGTTTGCGATGCACCATAGGGCAAAAAGAACCAGACCTGTTCTTGGGCCGGATAATAGAGCGAAAATGAATACGGCAAACGAGACACGTTTAGGTTTGACCAGTATCTGTCATCGAGTGCCAAAGAAATCTTCTCTACAGAAGAACCGCCTGACCATTGGTAGATGCCGTCATTGCGAACAAATAATTGACGCTCACCAGGAACCGTCACAATGCTTTTACCGGCAACCGTTCCACGTTGTGTGCGTTGCTGTTGCTGAAAAGGAATCGTTGAGTTACCGGTGGGCGTAAGAGTATGTATGCCCTGCTCTGTGTGGATGGACAATACATTTTGAAAAGGGCGTAACCCGGTGATGTCAAAACCTAATGAGTAAAACCCTAACGAATCCCACGTTTCAATATCACCCGGATCGCTTCTCCATATCCGATCAGCGGCTCCATTGATATTGCCTACCCATGCACGATTTTCCCAAAAGGTTACCCATTTAGGCGTGGTGAACCGCGAGTCATCGTCGAGCGTTGCTGCGTTGGCTGATCCACCCGTCCATTTGATGCCGTCTGTGTCCTGACCGTTTACCGCGATCAATGTGCTTCCGGCCAATACCCAATCCCACGTATAGTCATTACCAGCCGTAATCGTCACACTGCCTGTTCGATCTGTAGCCGTACCGTCCGTTACGTCATAAAATTTGTTTCCGGCAAAAGCAAAAGTCTTTTCTGTTCCGGCCAGGACCACCTGACCACATGCCGTAACTGTAGCACCGCTGTTCATGGCACTGGAGTTGTATTTTGCAAATCCGTTGCGCTTGGATACCTCACCGGCTAACCCTACCGTGCAGTTCTCCATGTCATACAGCCCGTCCGGTGGCATATCTTCAGCCGGAAGGCTGTAGTTTACCCCACTTCGCCAGGGGCCAAGACGTAACGATTCAGCGGCAATAGGCATTATCCTATACTTCCTTCAGTAGGCTGAAAAGTAAACTTACCGGAGATATGGTCATCCGCTCTACGCATCCGGTATGTTCTGTTACCCTGCACGTTCATATTTTGTCTACCTGCAACAGCAATGACGCGCTCCATCTCTTGCTTATCCGACAATGCGCCTTGATCGTCACCCTTCTCTTGTTTATACAAAGCAGAGATGCCGTGTATCAAAGCCGGTTGACAAACCGCCGCTACATAGGGCGTGATCGAATCGTTGTCGTTGGAAGAAGTGAACGTGGGTATAGACGAGTAATATCTGTAAGCAATGGTATCTGTACTATCTGGCTCTGGATACAACGTGACTTCGATGTTGCCGCTTCCATCCACGCCATCAATAGCTGCCCATCGCGGATCGCCGTTTATACTGGCATCCGGGTCAGCCGCATCAATGTCCTGAGTAGACATGATAATAATGACGTGATCTTCAGTTGTATTGCGAAACGACAACGGAGCCACCACGTCACTGGCAAGCGAATACGTACGAGTGCCGTTGCTTGTATTGAACGTCGAGCTTTTAAATAACCAGTTCCATTTTTCACGCGAGGCTATATCCTGAGTAACCAGGTTTAAATAGTCACGCGCCGAATCCTTGAATGTCGAACTGCCTGTATTCAGACCAACACGCCGTAGCGCGATCTGAAGAATCTGCAAGTTTGTCATGCAACTAACCCTATATCAAGTTAGCCCACGAACCGCCTTCGTACCCTTGAAACTTGTTGTCGGTAGAGTTGTATATAATCATACCGTTCGCTGCGGTCAGTGCGTTGCGTTCGGTTGTTGTCAAACTTGCAACCGTCAACGTGTCTGCCAGCTTTACGGTATCTGCCTCTACCGCTCCAATCAACGCCGAATCGCCAAAGAAACTGGCCGCGTTGACTTGTGAAAAAGTTTCCGACATCTACTGATGTGCCGTAGCCGCAATTTGATCGAGATCGTATTCCGACAAGTTATCGCCGTTGTTATCCAGCCAGCGATCTTGCCAGATACGTACGGCTTCCTCGCCACGATCTTTAATACGCGACGGTGGATCAGGTACGAATCCTGGAGCATGAGTTACTTCACCAACAGCGCGAACATGATTCCGCACTTGGCTGTTAGTGACCGGTGATTTGCGCTGACGAGTGTGCGTTTTGTCCAAGTCAAGCGCCTTACGAATAGCATTTTTCGTATCATCAGAGCCTCTGACAATGATGTCAACGATCTGATCGGGCGTGACACTGGCTGTCGGTGCTTCGACAGGTGTAGCATCTTGCACTACTTCGGCCAACTCTTCCGGCAGGGTATGCTCAGTTTTCTTTGCTGTAGGCATACGTTTTGCCATTGTATTCTCTTTCGTTAAAAACGTGCGACGATAGGCTTGGAGGTATCACGGTGCCACCACCGCTAAATGGACACGGCACCAAGAGGTGGAAACCCACCGCCGCACGAAATGTGAATTGCTTACGGCATGTTCTGCAACACTACACCAGCATACCCTGTAGTATCCGGTGCATACGCAGCATAACCAACCAAAGGTTCTGTTTCTGCATCTTTAGCTTGAATTGCACCAGTTACACCGTCACTTAAAGTAAGGTTGCCACCAGCAGTAATGGTTCCATCTGCTAAGACAGTAGCAATACCGCGAGTCTGAACCCAACCATAATAATTTACGGTGAACGATATTGGAGTAACGCCGCAAACCACATAATCTGTAGCACTTGCACCAATAAGGTTATTCCATAAACTACCCGTAACGGCCACATCCGTATCAGTAGTTACAGCCACTTCCAATCCATCATACAACGTAAACGTAATGGCGTTGGAGCTTGCAGCCGTGTTCGACTTAATGCGATACTGATAACCTTCACCGGCATCATCCGTGATGTGAAGATAACCACCGGCATACTGGTTTAAGGTTGCTGATCCAACAGTACCCGAATCGGTATACGTTACTTCGGTAGCACCAATCGCTGCTGCGGTGAGCTTACCATCACTTTCAACAATAGCTGTAGCAGAAAGGTCTTGAGATGCAAGTAGCCCTTGTGCAGTGGCCGTGCTGAAATACGAATAACGAAAAGTTCTTCCGTCAGATAACTCTAACTTTTCACCAATTCTATGTTTGGGCGTAGACGACTCTTCGTAGATGCCTTGACCACCAGCTCCTCCAATTCGCGTCAACCCGTAATTGGCGTTTTCAATTGTACTCATTTACTATTCTCCTTTGTCCTTTTCTTCGGACTCAAAAGACGCATTGGCTTGCGTCTTGGATTGTTATTAATCATTCAGGTTGTAGATAACACCCTGACGACGACGATTGTTCGTAACTACTTGCAGCCCTACGGTTATGAAGGCCACCTTTGCCAACTGATTTGAATTTTCGCGGAATGGAGTCTTGCTAAAATTCATACCCGATTGCATGTGCATCTTCAAGTAATTCGTGTTGAAGAAATACATACGACCCGTTCCGCAATCGCGGTCATACTG